CCCAGAATTTGAACCAGAGATTTCAACACCTGCAAAGGCTCGCAAGGAGCGCAGGGTTTACCCATCAGTCACAACTGTCCTAGGCATTGTAAAGGACGCCTTTTTAGATAGCATATACAAGCCCAGAATGATAACCTCACTAGCTAGGGAATACCCACAGCTAGCCTGGCAGGACATCGAGAGGCTGACCTATGGTACACGTGAGCATCCAATTACAGGGGACACAATCGAATCCTCGGAGTTCGGTACAACTGTGCATAAGGTCATAGAGGATCACGTTGAGTACGGATTCTTGGGTGCTGATGAACGACCAAAGCCAAGTGTCTGGGACGAGTGGTCAATGCCATTTATAGAATGGATACAGGCCGAGGGAGTAAGCCCAATAGCCTGTGAAAGAATCATTGCCAACAACAGGATAAAGATTGCAGGTAGCGTGGACTTCATAGGACACGACAGTGACGGCAAAGTATTTCTAGCGGATTACAAATGCCGTACCAATACAAACGGCAAGGCTAAGACCTATGACAAGGACTGCCAACAGCTAGCCATTGAATCCTTTATGCTGATGAAGGAACACAATTTAGAATACTTACCTGCTTGCAGGTCAGTCATCGTGGACTGCGACACACGCAAGCACTACCACAAAGAATGGACAGCCGAGGAGATGCAGAAGGGCATCAGGGTCGCAAAGAAATGTGCTGAACTTTATTGGCTACTTAGAATGTAATATGAATACCGAACAAGAAATAGAATACTACTTGGACTGCTGTGACCCAAAAGCTGTACGCTTTCACGGCCTTGACGATGCCATCATTGGGGTGGATCACAACGGACTGCTGTGCTACAGCTACTCACTTATGATTGATGTCTTTGTGGGCAATGACGAGATGACCTATGATGAGGCGGTTGATTGGATTAGCTATAACGTCATAGGTACTAACGCAGGTGAAGGCTTTACTGTAATCTTTGATGATTGATAAACCAAAAGTAGAACTTATAGGATCTAGAGAGGCTTGTGCTTTTTTATTACCTAAACATTACTCTGGTCGTAAGCCTAATATTTCAATTGCTTTTGGATTGGTTCACAATGAAAAACTTGTGGCTGTTTTGACAGTAGGAAAACCTGCATCTAATTCATTATGCGTTGGTGTTTGTGGCAAGGAACACAAGGACAGCGTTTATGAGTTAAATAGACTATGCAGATTAGATGAATGGAAAGAACCCTTATCTTCTTTTGTTTCAGGTTGTCTAAGAAAACTTAAAAGTAAGGACTTTATTATCGTATCCTATGCTGATACGGCTATGAACCACTCTGGTTACATTTATCAGGCTTGTAATTTTATATACACTGGAGCAACAAAAAGAAGAACTGATAAATATACTGAGGGTAATAAACATTCTAGGCATTACGACAACGACAAGCAAACTGGATTACGAAAAGTTAGATCATCTAAGCATCGATACATTTATTTTTGTACATCAAACAAAAAGTTGCGTAATGATTGGAAGTCTTCGTTGCGATATAAAATTGAACCCTATCCAAAAGAAACAAATAAAAAGTATAAATTAGGTGAATATTTATCACCACAAATTGTATCTACTAATGACTGAATACTGCATTGAATACAAGCGTGACGATATGCCTGAGAACTACACAGGTAAGACATTTAAATGGGCACACAACGAAAAGGAGGCCGTTGATTATATTCTTAAAAAGAAACCTGAGAAGGACGGCACTTGTGTATTTAAACGAGGCGGTACAGGCAAAATAATTTCAGTGAAAAAAATAGTACAAATTAACGTAAAGTAATGCACGAGACATCCGCTGAATCAATTAGTAACTTTATGAGCTGGGCTGCGGAACGCATAGCTCGTGAGGTTGAGGAGAACGAGGCCATCGAAAAAGAGACTGGCGTAAGGAACTATCAGCCTGACTCAGTCTTTGCTAGATTCTATAATGAAGATGACAAAATTAAGGCTATACAGGCCGTGAATTATTACAGGGACGAGGGTATGAAAACACCTGACGCCTGTGAGAAGTTCGGTATCTGCACCTCTAGCTACAATAAGTGGAGGAGACAGTTAGGTGTACCTAAATACAAACGCAAATGACTTACTTGCCCCAGAATAAAATCAGAGAATACAGAGAGGCTCACAAGCCAATCAGTTGCCCTATACTGGACATAAAAACAGATGACTGGGTAGTGGATCACGACCACCAGACTGGTCTTGTAAGAGGTGTCATATCCAGACAGGCTAACAGTCTTCTGGGTAAGGTTGAGAACTTTTACCTAAAGATGTGCAAAGGACAGAAGGAACAGCTACCAAATACCTTGGAGGCTATGGCCTCCTACTTGGAGCAAGAAACACTAGATGTCCTTCATCCTGTAGGACTTACACAACTTACAAAAAAATTTAAATATAGTTTGACAGCCCACGAACAGGCGTTAGAACTAAAAGCTATAGGGGGGAGCGAAGCTGATATAGGTTCTTGTAAGAACCAAAAACAGCGAGCCGAACTCTACCGCAACCTAATAAAAAATAAATATGAATAACGTAAAGTTTGATCAAAATGTACCCGATGTCTTGTTTGACCTCGTTTTAGATATACAAAATAACTTGGATTTAAATAAAGTAATTACTGAATACGCAGGTTTAGGAGAACCTGATGATATTAGTACTAGATATAGGAGTCCCTTTGTTGATGATGATGACGGCAGGTCATTGTACGTTCACAATGATAGAAAATATTGGAAATGTTTTAAGACAGGTGCTGGTGGAAATGTGATTGAGTTCTTAACATATATTGCTTATGGGCTTGAGCCAAATTTCAACAATTACATAACAGCTTTAAATCAAATTATATCTGATTATAACTACAATCTTAACTATGAAAGATAAAAACATAAGGCAAAAACTACAGGGGATACAGTCCTCTTTGAAAGCCCCAAAAGGGCAGACTAATAAATTCGGTGGCTACCGCTACCGATCCGCAGAAGATATCCTTGAAGCACTCAAGCCACTGCTTGGTGAATGGGGATGCAGTCTAGTCATCCAGGATGATATGGTCGAGGTAGGTGGTCGTGTATACGTCAAGGCTACAGCCAACCTGATTGACAATGAGACTGAGTCAGTCCTCAGCACCTCGGCCTTTGCTCGTGAGGCAGAAGTCAAGAAGGGTATGGACGATGCTCAGATAACTGGCAGTGCTAGTTCTTATGCTCGTAAGTACGCCTTGAACGGACTCTTTGCTATTGATGATACCAAGGATCCAGATGCCACCAACACGCACGGCAAGGACAAGTCCCAAGCTGTTACCGCACCAACAGAATTTTAACCCAACATAATAATATGGCTGAATACGATAATACAAACAGCGGAGCATTCTTTGTGAATGACCGCAAGCAAAAGGAGACGCACCCTGACTACACTGGTAAAATCAATGTAGAGGGTAAGGACTACTACCTCAAGGGGTGGAAGAAGACGGCAAAGAGCGGGACAAACTTTATGTCCTTAGCTGTTAGCCCAGTGGAACAAAAGGAGCAAGCATCTGCGGGTGCATCATATAACACTGACTCGCCGTTTTAAGTAATGTCCTCATTCGACAAAGTCTGGTGGGAGAAGTTCCGCCGTGAGGAAGTGGATTCCATTCTGGAGATGACCGCTCACAAGAACAACGACTACACTGGAGGAGAGACCTGCGATAATCCATTCGCTAACTTCGATGGTTCAACCGAGTTCGGCGTTCATCCCCTAACAGGAATCTGCATTCGAATGCAGGATAAATTCCAGAGAGCTAAGGCTTTCTGTGCCGATGGTTCGCTTAATGTTAACACAAATGGCGACCAATCCAAAGACATATTCCGTGACCTAATTGGCTACTCATTGATAGCCATAGGGATGCTCGAAAGAGAAGAATCGGAGTAAGTCCTTGTGCTAGAATGCTTGGCTCTCCGCATCCTGCGGGGGGTTCAAGTGTTCAACATTCCTTACCAACGAAACAAGTATGACTAAATTTAAAGAAGCAGCTCAGGTGTCCATCAATCTACATAATGAAATTGATTCCTACAAGCTACCCCAAGATATCCGCATTAAGCATAATGCACTAGGTCAACTACTTCGTTCACTGTTAACTGCACTTGAAGATGAACGAGTTCGACCTGACGACATACCAACAACCACATAGCGTAAAAGCTGAAGAGAAGCTGATAGCTTCCTGTTTACTGGAGACGAATCCAGAAGTTTATGACAGCGTTAGCTCACAGCTTTCGCCAGAAGATTTTTATACCAAGCGTTGCCAGTACCTGTTTGAAGCCATAGGTGCTTTGGCAGAACAACGCAAGCCTCTTGACGAGGTAGCACTTACAGAGCATTTAAAAGCCACAGGAGGGCTTGATGAGGTCGGAGGCATAGCTGGTATACTAAACATAATGAATGGGGCTTCTACGGCCTCTGAGGCACAATTCCTTGTGCATACACTGGTAGAGAAGTCAAAGCTACGTAAGATAATACGTGCATCCAGGCTTGCTGTTGAACAAGCTGAAAGCGAAAAGTTTGAGTCCCAGACAATACAATCCAAACTTGAGGCTACCATCAACGACATACCGAATGAGTCCGACAAGGAATCCAACATAGGTACTTCTGCTCGTTGTATTATTGAGGAGCTTGACAGCATCAGGGATGGTACGTTTCAACCAGATGTAGTAAGGACACACGCCAGTAGGTTGGACAACTATCTAGGTAATCGAGGTATAGCAGCAGGTGAGGTAATGACAGTAGCAGCACCTACATCCTGCGGTAAGTCAGCCCTAGCTCTGTTCATAGCCCTACAGGCTGTAAAGAAGGACGGCCACAGCTGTCTAATATTTTCTTTTGAGATGCCTCAGAAACAACTGACCAAGCGTATGATACAGATTATGTCAGGTGTAAACCTTCGTAGCGTTGAAGAGGGGACAGCTTCAGATGTACAGGTACAGCGTGTCAAAGACATAGCAAAGGAGATTGAAACTTTACCAATTCACACGGCGCACTCAGTGCGTGGAGCTGATGACCTGTTCAGCCAGACTCGTAGGTACGTTAACAAGAAGGGCGTAAAGCTGGTGGTCATTGACTACCTTCAACTGATACCATTTAACTCAAACAAGATGAGCAAGAATGAGGGCATAGCTAATATCTCTCACCGCATCAAACAGATGGCACTGGAGCTAGATATAGCTGTAATACTACTGGCTCAGGTTAACAGAGAGGGTGCCAAGCGTGGAGCTTTGGATGTGTATGACCTCAAGGACTCAGGCGATATTGAGAATGATGCTGACGTTGTGCTAGTAATGTACCCATCAGGCGGTGACGTTGAGTCCAGCAAGGACAAGGACCACAATGGTCCTTATACAAATTTAATATACAAGTTAGCCAAGAACAGAGAAGGAGAAAGAGGAGTCGAGGACTTCTTTAAATTTTATCATTGCATAGGGAGGTTTTTATAATGAAAGAAATAGAAGTAGCTCACGCACTAATGGACGCTTACCCCGATATGCCAGTGCTACGGCCAGCCATTGACAGAAGCAGTCCCTTTGACTTTGAGAGTGATGTGTACCTAATTGAGATAAAGGTACGCCGTAAGGCCTATGACCCCTGGGTGATTGAGGTGATGAAGATTGACACCAACATAGGCATAGCGGAGTCAGTGAAGAAACAATTTATTTATGTAACAGTGTACAAGGACACCATCTACGTATGGAACATAACTAAGATGAAGAAGGCTGACTATGACTTCGGTATTGAAAAGCGTGGTATGCCTCACACAACTGACTTTGGAGGCAGAGGTATGATCACTAAATTAGTAGGCTATCTTTGGAATAAGGACGCAATAAAAATTGACATCAGTAAAAAATAAATCAGTATGAAACTATGACAGACAAAGATTTACAGTACAACCTTGAGAGGGTTCAAACAAAGATCGAGATGATACGCCAGGAGTCCAGGGTTCTATCCTACAAGATTGATCGTATGATGGAACAACGTAAGGAACTACAAGCTGAGAAGCGTCAACTGAAGGATCTAGTTGAATCCTACAATGTATAATAAATTTGAGGTAAGCTGACGGAGTAATCCACAGCGGGAGTTTTAGCAGTGTAGTTCTCCTATTTAATTCCTCAGTGGTAAGGTAGCCTCACCCTTAGTTGATTGGGGGTGGGGCTTTTTATATAGCACCAGCAGGAATCAAGAACGGACGTTCTCCTTCACGTGCCCTTCTCATATATTCTCTGCGTTCTCTCTCCTTTTGGAATCCAAATATCCTGTTTATAACATCAGAGAATGGTAGCAGGGTAACAAACTTACTTTCAGTAATTGCCTTCTGCCCAGTTGCCACACGACCCATTTCGCTTGTAATATCAACAAACTGTTGAATAGCTACTGGTGTAACAAAGTCCAATGTAGCCTGGCCGATACCTTCCTTACGTGCCTGGTAGGCTGTGTATCTGCTGACTCCAGCTATGCGGAAGATGCCATTGAAAAGATAGTCACTCATATACCCAATTCTTCCAGCAAGGAAGTCCTTTAGTGCATCCACTGGCAATCCAGCCATAACCATAAATGTAAGTAACAAAGCTAGATCCTTGGATGCTTTTATTCTTTGAGCTTTAGTTCCTCTGGCCATATTTATTAACATACGATCCCTAACAAAGTTAAGTTGCTTAACCATAAAGGACTTCATAGCTACAAACAATCTTAGGTTAGGATTGTTAACAATGCCTAAAGCCATTTCAGCCTGCGTCAAAGGTTGTGTTTCTGAGAGCTTGTTGAACAATAGACTGCGTATATAGGCCGAGTTTCTGTTACCCTTCTTTAGGTCAGCAATAAGTTGTACCTGCTCTTGTTCACTGTAACCCATAGCTGTTAACTCAGCCACAAACTTTTTGGAGTTAGCAGAGTTGCGGTTCTTGTAGTAACCACGAGATAGTTTTCTGTATCGGTTGTAGTTAGCAGTAAGGTTGGTCTCCTTCATTATCTGGTCCAGCTTGGTAAACCCAGTAGCCTTTAGTCCAAGCCTTACAGCTTTTTCTAAAGCCCTGTTGTCACTTGCGAACTCAGCGCTGACCTGCTGTGTGTCAATGCCGAAGTCCTCACCCTTGAGTCTTTGTCCAAACATAGCTCCAAATGTTCCAAGTACACCGTTGTCCAGCATAATAAATGGAAGGTCATAAAGCTGTGAAAGTGTTGATGTGAACTCAACCAGAAGTGTGCCGTATCCAAACGTACGGGACAGCTGAAGAAATATATTCTCTCCCTGCTGTGCAGTTAGAATCATTCTAAATATGTCAGGAACAGTACCGTCAGCATTCTCGTTAGATATTTCACCATTGGCACGAAGCTCCTGTATCAACACACCAAGATCACTGGCTACTGGTACTTTAATCTTGTCACCTTGAGCCGTAAACCTACGTCCTACTAATTTTATGCTTTCGGTTGCTGATACTACATTAAATATGTACCTCTCCATTGCCACCGATGGGTCCTCGTAAGCATCCAGTAAATCATCAGGAATTACGTCTGTTAGGAATGCGGTTCTTTCTTTTAGGTTACCAGGTAAGTTTGAACCACCCCCTGGCTTAGTTCCCAGTGTAAAGACGTCCCACTGCTGTGCCTCAAATGCAGCTGTTTCGTCGGAACCAATTTCAATAACTACCTCTCCAGCTAGTTTTAAGTCAGCCTCAGTTGGAACTACATTGTCGTCTGGATTAAGTTGGGCTTCTAATACACGAACCCTGGCTGCTTCAATTTGTTCGTTTCTTTTTGTTATGTATTCCTCGAAAGCGTTTACAAGTTCCTTTCCAGAGCGGTTTTTAATCTTGTCGAGATCCTTAATACTGCGAGCCATATACTCAGGCAAGTATCCAACCTCTATTCCTTTATCTATTAGGTCAGCTCTTAGCTCATCAAGCACTGGACGCACCTCAAGATTGTAATCATTAAGCATATCGTACTTACGTAGCAATCTATTTTGTTCTTGGACAAGTGGATCAGTATCGGGATCACCAGGTGGACTGTACAGAAGTAACTGTTTGATTCTTCTCTTGTCCTTTTCGTTTTTTATACCTTTGTGTTTTTTAAAGAATGGTGCAACTCTTGTTTGGTAATTAAGTACACGTCCTTGTATTGCGCCGTAGTAGTCCCTGACAAGTCTCTTTAGTCGAGGATGTATCGAGTTAAGCAAAGAACTTAATGTAAATAAATACTTACGTGCAAAGTTAATGTTCAGTTTCTTTTGACTAGGTGGTTTGCCTGACTCAGCTACCTCTTGTGAGGTTACCTCAGCATTAGGATTAACACTAGCTGAGTACGCCAGGGACTCGTCAACAACCTTTTGATTAGTCGGCCTGGCGTCTGGGTCAACCGAACGAAGAAGTTCTGCGGTAGCTCTTATAACTCCTGCTGCCTCTGGACCCAAAAGAAATTCCATATCTGGATCTGCTTCTTTTACACCAAGCGCTTTAGTTACATAGGACTGCACTGACTTTATTAAATTTTTAATTTTATTCCAACCTTTGCCCACTGTATACGCTTCAGTCACATCTCCATAAAGATGCTCTTGTACAACCGCCCTTGCATATTCAACTCCGTAACCATAATCGGTTTCATCTTTGTATCCAACCTCTATGTTGTATGTTGCGTCAATCGCCTGTCTTTGCTCTTCATTTAAGTCAGTGCCTAACTTTTCATACCAGGCTACGATATCTGTAACCCCTTTATTTTTTAACACTTGATCCATAGCCCCGTGAATTATTTCTTCACGCATCAACGCAGTAACATAACCAGTGCCTGTTTTTCTGCCACCAGCTTGCAGGTCCCTAACCTGTGATATTCTTCTGTACAACTTAGAGATTACTATCTCTACTGCGTTTTCATCACTACTATACCTTGCAAAATGACCGCCTCGTACTGTCTTAATATCAAAACCAAGTTTTTTGGCTATAGGAGAAAAACTTAGCACAAAGTCTTTTAGTTGTTGAGAACTGTTAATGCTTTCACCAAATGGAGCTAAAGCCTCAATCTCCTCGTCAAGGGCTGTGCGGGGACGGTTGTCTTCAGCTATTAAACGCCTGAGTCTACTAATAAAACTTTCAATCTGGTTGTACTCTCTTTTGGTTTCTGCACGACCAAGAATATATTCAGCCTCCTTAAGTAAGTATTCATCATTATACTTTTCGCTGATTTCTTCTGGAGAACCTGTTTCAAGGTAACCACTTTCAACATCAATCTCTGTAAATTGATACGCAAGTTCACGGATCTTGAGAGCATCAATTACCGTTTGACGCACCGCAGGTGCATCTCCTTCGGGAGCAGCCCCTGCTGTTACCTCAGGTGGTTGCAACTTAGTTAGTTTCTTTTTAGCTTTACGTAAGTCCCTCTTGAACTCCGACATCTCTTCTTTGTAAATGTCTATGTTGCCGTTGATGTCATCAATAGTATCCTGAAGCTCTGCCTTTAGGTCCTCTACTCTTTCTGCTTTATCCTCTTTTGAGAGATTGGACTTACGTACATTTGCAATATCTTTTTTTGTATTAGCCCTAGCCTCTTTGATGTTGCTCTTTTCAATTTCTATTTCGCTTTGTAAATCAAACACACGAGAATCAGCGTCATCAATAATATCCTGTTGCTCCTTTATAGCCTCATTATCAACCTCTACCACAGGTTCTGGTATAGGCTCAGGTGTTACCTCCTCCTCTACAACAGCCTCTGGTTCTACCACAGGTTCTGGTGCTGGTTCAGGGGTTGTTTGTGTCCCTCTTGCCCTGCGTCTGCGCTCAATTTTTATAGCATTTTTATCAGCAATATGGTCAAGACTCGCAACTTGGACACCTTGTTTTAATGCTGGCTCTCTTTCCATTGCTTCATCAATTGAGCTGTCCAAAGAGTCAAGCTCCGCATCTGTTAAATCACTTATATTCTTACCCTTTGTCCCGTGACCCGCAGCCTGTAACGAGTAATTCGGTGAGTTAATGTCGCTAAGTGTAGCATCTGGAACAAGTCCTAATATGTCTTCAGTGCCATCTTTTCTTCTAAATCGAATACTTCCACTTTTTGAAACACCTATAACTTCAACTTGTGAACGCTTACCATTTACACCCACTACTTGAACAACATCGCCCACCTGAGCGTTACTATAATCAAGCTGTGCTGGTTCAGGGGTTGTCTCCTCTTCTACCACAGCCTCAGGTTCTGGCTCAGGGGTAGGCTCAGGCTCTACCTCAGGCTCAGGGGTAGGTGCAGGTTCTGGTTCAACAGGCCTCTGTACAACTATAGTACCTTCCCTTGCTGTTTTCTTTAGGGACTTGTTTGCTATCTCCTGTGCCTGTTGTTCATTGTCAGCCTCTACCTCAGTAGAGGTGGATTCACCAGTGCTTTCATTTGTGTAGTTAACTGTAAAGGTTTGTCTTTCACCTTGCTCTTTTTCTTCGACTGCCTTTGTTTCCTTGGGTGTCCTGATACCTGCTACTGCACCACCAGCTCCACCAAACAAACCACCGAGTACGGCACCACCTACACCAGCAGCGACAATCTCTTTAAGGGCTTCATCGTTATCAAGTGGTAAACCAGCCTGGTAGCGTTCAAGTACAGTCTGGCCTATTTCTGTAGGAGCTTCAACAATACTTCCTCCACCAGCAGCAAGAGTTGCCTTTGTTAAAATACCACCCTGTAGTTTCATCAAAGGGGTACTTAAAAATTTAGCACCAACAGCACCAAAGACTGCATCCAAAGCTGACTGCGGTATAGCAGCAAGGGCAGCAG